AGGAGCATAACAAGCGTCAACAGAATCGCTGAAGCAATCATGCACTCCTCCCATTGCCTCACATGGATGGCTTCATGGTTAAGAACCCGCTGCTTCATTTCCTCCTTCGTTTTCTTCGTGAAAACGAAACAACCTAAAGTGATGGTACTGTAGCCTTGCCACAACAGCCACTTTGCTAAATTACTTTCATAAAATACTTTCATATCAATTATCTATTAGGATAAGATTTGGTTATCACATTATTCTTTAAAAAGGTTATTCCAGATGTATTTATCATGACATCATAAAAATCATTGCCATTATTTTCTGAAACATTTATAAGTTGAGGTCTTATTAATACATTGTATCTTGGATTTCCAGAAGCATACTGAGTCAATTGCATACGAGGATATGTTCCTCCGTCATGATCTATAAAATCCATAGTACCCACTAACAAATCATCTGAGCCATACATTCTAAGGCTGTTCGTTGCAGAATCAATCACAATACGTTTTCCATTGACCGATGTAGATACTTTGCCGGTAATTTCTATATCTCCGTTTTCTTTGATAACAAAGGAGTTATTGGGTGATTTGATATTTTTAAAAGTACCACTCGTAGCATTGACTTCTCCGGTTATTTCTGCATTTTCAGCATGTACTTTCCCGCCTTCAGTAACCCGGAAAGGAGCATTATCAGGAGTGGGGCTTCCGGCCCACATCCGTATCTTCTCACCGGATTGGCTTCCGCTAAGTCCCGCTGTTACTGCTCCATCATCCTTCTTAATAAGCAGCTGATTCCCCTGCATAAAATCAATCTGCGCATCCTTCGCAATGATAAGTGAGGTGAAGATAGCTGTCGTATTAAGCCCGAATTCTTCCCAGTAGGTAGAATTGCCCGGAGCATTGGCAAGCGTACTCGTATGGGTAGTCTTACACTTATAGGCTTTCCAGCCGGTGGCAACTTGATCGTCTCTCACAAGGGCTACATCCAAATAGCGTGTACCGGAAGTGAATGACTCGTCATTACGCCATTGTTCCCCAATCTTCCATTCTCCTTTGCGGATGATACAACCTTGTATGCCGGGTGATCCGGGCATACCATCCGTACCGTCCCGGGCAACAAGTTCATATTCGGCTGTATTGAGTTCCCCGGTCAATATATAGCCGTAGGTCTTCCCGCCGTCCTGTGTCTGCAATAATCGGTTACCGTCCTTATCGGTGATAGTCCACATCGGAGGGTTGTCAGTTCCTGCAGGAACTGTACACAGCCACGTAGCATTTCCCATACGGACAATACCCAGATATGGAATATGCTTACCCGTCTGCCACTGGCCATGGTTACTGACACTATCCCCCTGTTTACCGTCCTCACCTTTGAATTTACTCCATGTATAATCAGCCGGATTGGTGCTTTCGGTAGCAGTTTCTTTATTTACAGCAATGCCAATATACTTTGTGGTATCATTAGGCTGCTGATACATACCGCTACCGTCGGCATTATCAGAATATGCGACCCAAGTGTAGTAAGTCTTACCGTCTTCCCCCGGAGTACCGATACCATCTTCTCCTTTGATATCACTCCATTGATAATCCTTTGGATCATTACTTTCTACTGAAGTTTCTTTATTATGAGCCAGTCCCAAAAACTTTTTACCTACTGGATTATCACTGATTCCGTTACCTTGAGCGTCATCAGCATAACGTATCCATGTGTAGAGTACTTCCCCATCCTTACCAGGTGTACCAGGTATACCGTCTGTTCCATCCTGAGCTATCATTATATACTCGGTGGAATTCTCGGTTCCGGTCAATATATAGCCATAAGTTTTCCCACCGTCCTGTGTCTGCAACAGGCGGTTACCGTCCTTATCAGTGATAGTCCACATAGGGGGATTATCAGTTCCTGCAGGAACTGTACACTGCCACGTAGCATTTCCCATACGGACAATGCCCAGATATGGAATATGCTTACCTGTCTGCCACTGACCATGGTTACTGACACTATCGCCATCTTTACCGTCCTCACCCTTATTAACCTGCTTCAGCCAGTCTGCATTCCCTTCAGAGGGTTCAGAAGAGCTTCCCTTTTCGTTCACACAGAGCCAGATACTTCCGTCATGACTGACCCTATCGTAGAAATCATATTTTGTTTTCGGCATCCATGCTCCCCGGTCATTGGCAGTATATACAGGTGTACCGTCAGGTTTCATCTGCCGTACCGTACCTGTGAAATACACGCTGTTCAGATACATGGAGTATCCTGTCATGTCCAGGCCATGCACGTTCAAGTTGGAGAGATCGCCAGACTGCATAGCGATGTTCGCGGCCGATATCTCCCAGGTATTCTGGTTACGGAGCATACGACTGTAGGTACGAGTTTCATATACCGACGTTTGTCTGTCGGGGTTGGTAAAGTTTCCGTAGCAGGAAAAATGCATATACTTCTGCGGATGCAGTGTTGTCCCCGGACGCAACGAATAGCGGAACGTACCATTATCCTGTCCGGACACTCCGGTTATACGAAAATATGCCGTTCCAAAACCTGCAAAACGGAAATTCCCCTTGCTATCATCCGAATCTTCGGTGGCATTCAGTGTCCCGTCATCAAAATGGATGATACCCATACTTATGTCGTCCGCCGCAACAGCACCCATTTCTCCGGCTTCCAGTTTAAGGTGTACGGTACCGGTGGAGAGAAGCTTCCCTTCACTGTCAGTGTCAATTTCCACACTCTCAATAATGCCTACACCCGGCGTGCGCCACTTAATGCCGGCATACACTTCCACACGATTGAACCTGAGTTCGGGCACTTCCAGCCATTCCCAAAGCCGTAAGCCCCGCATTTCGCCATTACCTTTCTCGTCGATCCTGGCACCGAAACCGGTCATACCGGAAGCAAAGCCATCTTCTCCAAAAACAGCGCCTGCCAGAAAAGATAAAAGAAAATTAGTTTTGTCCGGACGATCCTTTCGAAGGAAGTTCTTCAGTTCTTCGATAATGGCATTAATCCATTCTTCGAACTCTGCATCTCTGTTTACAAGTTCTGAAAAATTGGCAGCTACCTTGGAAAAGTTACGTTCCAATTTCATACGCACATCTCGTCCGGTATCATTGGCCCCATTCCAAGGTACTATATTTTCATATTTATTATCCATATCTATTTCAGTTCCAATTCGATACCGTTAAACTCAAGAAGAAGAGGTTGCCAACACATTCCATGCTCCATTGTATCCATATCAATGAAATTCAGCATATAATCAGCAAATCGATTATTTTTCTTATGGCTTTGTTTACGAAGCCGGGCATGTTCGATTTTTACGACACCTTTACTTCTCCGACGTTCATAGCTATAACTCATGAACGCAAAGGAAAAAGTCTCCCCGCGTTCACTGCATGCCCTCATTTGATTTATTGCCTCATATACATTCATGATGTTGCAAAATTAGTAGCTCAAACATTCAAGAAAAAGGACAGCATCAACGGCTCACATTACTTTCCAATTGCTCCACCCGTCTTATCCCATCACGAACCTTACGAGGATCCACAACTAAATCTTTATCACGAATAGCGACCAACAATTCATTATTCCTCCGCAACAATTCCACAATTTGTGAACGTAGTTCCGGAGTCAATTCTGTAGAAGATGATCCGGCAAAGGATTGTGAAACGGCATTACTTTCTTCACTATATCCGCCACTGTACTTGCCACTACGAGTACGGACCTGTTCTAATATTTGTGTAGTATTAAGCATACGGATTGTTCCATTCTTTTGTGCTACATCAAACACATCAAGGAACTGGCGAACATGCGGATTAGCAACCCCTTCATGGTTGGCCACGAACTCATTCTTATGTACGGGTATCACGCCAGCCACATCATCCGGATTCCCACTCTTAGTATACCCCTCTACATAATCATCAGAATAACCGCCGGATTTCAACCCCTTCGCTTCATCACGTTGTTGTTTCGCAACGGCTATTTGTGCAGCACCACTGGCAACAGCTGCCGCAGCAGCAATGGCTCCCAATGCCGGTCCAACAATCGGGATCCCGGCCATGGCCTTATATGCTTCCATTGCAGCAACCGCAGTGCTGGCCGTTACTTGCAATACTGCGGCAGCAAACTGTTTATCCGCATATTTCTTCTTTACCTGATTAATAGCTTCTTCCTTTTCTTCCTCAAGTTTTGTAGTATCTTTACCAGCTTTCTTGGCAGCAGCTATTTGCTTGTCATATTTACGAGTAACCTTACTTATTTCTGCATCTTGTAATGCACCGACAACTTGACTGGCTGCTGAAGCGGCCTGTCCTATTACATCCAATGCAGCTCTTGCCGTATCTGCCCGCTGTTGTTCGCGTTCCTCTGCAATCCGAGATTTCTCATCCTGATATTCTTCATAAGAAATCAAATCAGCATCATACATCGCTTGTAGAATGTCATTTTTTTGAGAGAAAGAAGAAGTCCCACCTATTTCCCGGAAACCTTGTTCACGCTGTTTTTCCTTACCGTCCTTCTTATCAGCCATATCCATATCCTGCAGTCTACTGTCAATGGAAGAAGTATCCTCTTCATAAGCAGCCAGCATATCTCTTCGTTCTTCCAGATATTGACGTTCCAACTCCTTCAGCTGTTCCAGGTAGTCAGCTTCCTGCTGAATGTCCCCTGAAACATAAGCCTGCTTCAATGCAGTTCTTTGAGTCTGGTATTCTTCATCCAAAACAGCCAAATTATCAGACTGCGCATTTTTATCGGCTGCTTTAGCCGCCTGTGCCAAACGGTCTGACTCTGCAATCATCTTGTCATAGATCTGCCCTTGAATACCTGAGACATCCTTTCCATAAGCCTCCAACAAAGCCTTACGATTCAAAAGATAACTCATTTCTGCTCTATATAATTCTTGCTGATATTTTTCCTGAAGCATGCCCTCGTTCAAGAACTTCTCTTTAAGCAAGTTTTGTTCTGTCTGCATCTCTTGCCTCAGTTTTTCTTCACGCATGGACAACTCTTTGTCCAAAGTTTTTTCATCTGCTGTAACTACCACCCCCGACGCTTTATCGGGAACCATAGAAACAATCTTCTCCAACTCTTTTTTCTTATCCATATATCCGGCAATAACCTGCATACGCTCATGCAAATCTTTTTCAAGACCATTCATATATGATTTTTTCAGTATCTCATTATCTCCTGCCAACTTCAATAAGCTCTTTTTCTCCGACTCGTACCATTGTTTATTGGTAATCATACCTTTGGTTATCAGGTCATCTAATTCGTCAATCCCTCGATTAGCATCTTCTTTCAGCTGCTCTTTCTGCTTATCTGTAAGGAACTGTAAATTCTCAGCACTCACTTTCACGCCAGCGATTAAATCCATTGTAGATTTTGTACGCTCTAACTCATCATTCAATCGTTTTTGCGATTCCGTAACTTCATCTGATTTCGTTTTGAAAACAGTAAAGTACGAAATCACAGCCGATACCCCAGCTGCAACAAGTCCCCAAGGACTTGCCTTCGTTGCTTTATTAAACAGATTGGTAGCTAATGTAGCTGCTTTAGTTATAGTATTATAGGCGGCAGTTGCAATCGTTCCGGCCTTTATCCACAAAGTATATGCGGTTATTGCTGTAATCGTTGATAATATGATCCCTTTATATTCAAACAATACGGAAACTACTGCTTTCAACCCTTTAACCGTCAGGCTACCGGTCGTAATCATGTATTTCATAACCGGCTGTAGTTTTTCACCAAGTTCTACCCGCACATCCTTAAAATCCTTCTTGGCCTTCTCAAGACCGGCCTGCACCGTATTGTTTTGCACATTGAATTCATTAATGATGCTCGTACCATCTCGATACGCATCATTCGCCAATCTCTGTGCCTTACGAATATCATCTATTTTGCCGGCCATCGTACTGATGACACCGGAAGCCCGAACGCCATCCAGCCCCATCTCCTTGAACATGGGAGCCAGCTGATCAAGCCCTCCTTTCTTATTCAATGTCTCCAGGAACTGAAGTATTGCCTCATTCGCATCCTTTTTGATAAGCGTGGAAAAGTCTTCCACGCTCTGTCCTGCCATTTTTGCAAACTTAGCCGGTTCCTGATACATCTTCATCATCAGTGTTTGAAAAGCTGTCGCCGCCATCTCCTGCTGCTGCATGTTTTGATCAAGTACAGAAGCATATCCCAAGATGTCCCTCTGAGCAACCTTTGCCTGATTCGCCGCCCCCGCCACACGAGCTGTGAATCCAACCAAATAAGCCTCGGCCGCACTGGAATTCTGCGCTACCTCATTGATAGCACTACCGGTAGATAACATTGCACCGCGCAATCCAAGTTTTTCATCTTCGCCAAACATCTGTGCCAGTTTTCCGATATTTTTAACGGCATCTTCTCCCAAATCTTCACCCAGTGCCACATTGATTTTATCAGCGGCATCCACAAACTCCAATACATCCTTTTTGCCTGTAATGCCCAAGCGTCCCGCATCACCGGCCAAAGCATTTAATTTCTCACGAGCAGTACGGGTATCCATGGCTTTGAATTCTTCATTCAAAGCCGCAACTTCTTCTTTGGTCATACCCGTATATTTGATAACCTGTGCTTCAGCCTCCTGCATTTCCGCATACTCATCAACACATTTACGGGCTGTCAGTACCACACCGGTAAGCGAAGCAACTGCACCGGCACCAATGGCTGCATATCTATTAAAACCATCCGCCACCTTTGAAAGAGAAAACCGGGTATCCCTTGCCTGTATTTCCAGCTCTTTCATCCGTTGCTTAGTCAGCAGATAATCTTGGCGTAGGGCCTTCCATTTTTCAGAACCGGGAGTAGCCCTATCCATTTCCCGTTTCAGCTGTGACGCTCCTTTCCGCAGTTCCGCATAAGATAACGCCGTTTTCACTCCTTCTTTACGATATTCAGCCAGGCTCTTATTCAGTTCATCCTGTTTTTGTTTGAGAGCCTTGTATTCTTCAGAGTTCTTTTTACCCTCCGAAGCCAGTTTTTCCATTTCTGCCCGTACAGAAGCAATCTGTTCTTTGGTCTCCTCAAATTTTATTTTAGCTTCCGAATTATCAATCCGGATCGCCATTCTGAAATCATTTATACTTATTGCCATACCTACACACTTAATCAGTGCAAAGGTATTCCCACTCATCCCCTTAAAAAAGGACAGAAAAAAGGCCTGATAGAACAAACTACCAGACCTTTATCTATTAATATCGAACTATTCATCCAGCCAGCGTCCATTATCCAGCCAAACTCCACCGTCACGCCATTTTCCGTCAGTAAGTATCCAGCGCTGCTCTGCTTCCGTATCACTAATGCGTATCGGATAAAAAGTACCTGTCCAGGCACCCTTACGGCCATAAGCATCAAGAGTATATTCCATTTCCTTGCAAACATAGCGTTTGTTACGTATTTCAAACAGTCCACGCGGATCGTAGAGATTCGGATCATAACTATTAAGTTTAATCGGATGCAGATAATCAATATCATATCCGCCTTGATAGAAGTCTGTATCCAGAACTCGAAAGCTAAGAGACTCCCCCTGACTAAGGGAAGGATTTAGCAATGCCCCACGTTCCCCGATATACGTACCCAGTAATGTATCCGCATACGGTGCAGGCTGCCGCATGGATACCCTATTATAAACCATAGCCACGGCCATACCGGAATAAAAAGCCAATTGAACTGGTCTCTTGGATTCAGAAGCAACGGAGGTATTGTTCCGGACCATATCAATCAGTTCCTGTTCAGTCTCTTCCTGGGGCGCACCGCTTCCGGACACAGTAGGAATATATCTCCATTTCTTCGTAATCTCACGATAATTATAGAAAATAATCTCATTACGTGCAAACGTAGCCGGAACGATATCAAGCCCTACGGTGTGAGAAGCATCCTTCCGGGTGAGTTTTCCAAACTGGTTTACTAAGAAATAGCTATAACCTTTTGCATTGTCATCCTTATAATAAGAGCCGTACAGATATTCATGCCCATCCAATTCATCCATATAAATAGTATCCGTAACCTGATGTTCTTCCATGGCAAACCAACTGCCAACACGTGTATTTTGACCGGAACCTTTAAAATCAGCGGGGATTACATCCCGCTTTGCTTTATTCATTACCGTTTCAGAGAGTGACGCGTACCGCCAAAATTCGCTATCTTCATACTTATATTCAAGGTTAGATACAACAGGATCATCTATTTCAGAACTCTCCTCTACACTAACCTCGTAGACATCCGTCACCTGGCGGACATGGTTCATCTTGTTACCATCATAAAATGAATTCTTGAATACGCATCTTACTTTCCGACTTTTATTATCTACCAGGAATGACAGATTGAATAATGTTTCCAGCTGTGTAAGAAACTCGTTCACCTTCCAACCGGGAAGCATCTCACTCCACTTACGAGTACGTGCCGCATTACATATATACAGATATCTGTATCGTGTCTCATCTAATTGATTGTATTCCAGCTCATAGCCAAGCGCCCTGATGAGTTCTGCCACAAAACAAATAAGATAAGGTTGTGGGAATATATTTCCCATGCTGTTCATCCACATCATGGGGTCTTCATTGGCCACGCCATCAATATTGGTAGTCATTGCCCAGTTATTGATAACATCTCCGGTAGATTCATCAACTATCGGAGCAAGACAAAATTCCACCTCCGGATAAACTTTCTTCACGAAATTCACAAGCAGCTGCCCGGCTGTGTCAGTCGTTTTCATATCAAGTGATGAAATAAGCGCATCACCTCCTATAAAGTAGTTGAACTCAGAATTACCTGAAGCAATTTGGATACTAACAGTATTTTCAGTCCATCCGGTTATGACCTCCGTTCCATTACAGTAGGTCCGATTATCCGCCAGCAATATGGCCGAACGTTTCTTGGCATTCGCCTCCTGTATACTGTTAATACGATTAATGTGCTGGTATAGCGCAGCATTAGTCGGATTTGTAAGTGGCAACGTAATATCATAAGTATATTCTCCATTTTTCGTAAAAAATGGATTCTCACGTTTCACCTGCACATTGAAATCTTTCGGAAGTTCAGCATGCACACCATCAATGATGAGTTCAGTCATAATCACTCAATTTAAGTCCGATACTCAGTCCGTTCCAGCCACCGAAAACGTCATATTCCCATTCTGTTGTCATATTCTCAGCCCCGGATATATATCCGCACGTAAAATCCATTTCACGCAGTTGGGTTTTAAGAAGTTGCATGACCTGTTGGATACTTGCATAGTGCATCAGTTCTTCTTCATCCGTCTCTTGGCCGGAAGGCACTTTCTCAAGTAAAAACAGTATCATATTATTATGGTCGGTATAGCTATCCTCACCACCGGCAGATGTAGAGTCCGGATAGTTGGAGCATAAAATCAATCCGTCCTTATCCTTTAATTTTTTCACCAGGTGTTTTTCGCTGACAGCTATCACAACACCGTCTATTTTTGTTTTACTGACAGCATTAACCCGTTCTTTCAGCTCCAGCATGATTTCTCTATATTTCAGTATATTAATCATAGCTCTATCAGATTATTTTGTTCCGGATTGGCCATTCGGAAACTAAATTCAACCGTCTTCAATATACTACGACGAAACTCGCGGTCAAACTTCTGTTTAGTAATCACAATCGGTATCCATTCGTTATTTACGAAGATACTTGCCTCTTGTGTATTAAGCAAGTTATGCCATAGTTTATAATCACTCTGTAAGAAAATGCACCCGCTATTAACCGTATATTCATCCGTCACTTTCACTGCGAAATTGCGATCGACACCGTACATAACAGCCGTATCACTCTCATTGCTACCAGCCATTTTCAGGCCTCCGGTTACAGTCAATGTTTCCGGCATATCATACACATTTTTAAAGCGGAAACACCACATGTCCATATATCTGGTACGGTTAACAGTAAACAAGATCGCTCCATTAGAAACCATCACTTTATATTGGGCGATATCGGGTTTGTCAAACAGAGTGCTTATGCGGTCCGGACTGGCATCAAAAGTATAAACCGCACTATCATCCCCCTCCGACGTGATCGCAACAAACTTCGTTTCTTCGGTATTATCATCCCAATACGCAGTTATTTTAACACCTTTCCTGCCGGCTTCCATAATTGGGAAACCGCTGACGTACTCCTTAGTTGCAGGATATGTCACTTTCTGAGTAACCTCGCTGAGACATCCCGGAGCTGCAGCATCCTTTTTGGTTGCCAACCGGCTGAACATAACAAAGCAGGTCATATCCTCCACCCCATTGATAAGAAATGTAAAGTCACCGGCTGCATCTGTCTGTGTCGTATTCTCTCCGGCACACCACACTCCCCACAATGCCAGTTCGCAGAACTTACCCAGCCCGCGAGTACGCACCTTATAATCCGCATCCGGCACATATTCCTCTTCGAGAATAATTCTACCGCCGTAGCGGACCGAAAAAGTTATGGAGCTATCCGTATCTATGATATAATCACGCATCGTACCGCAAAACTCTCTTGCATTAGGTCTTTGTACTACATTCATAATCGGCAATATTTATTTCGTTTGTCATTCTTTGGAAGCAGGTCATATTCCGGAATATTACCATCACGTGCCCGCTTCATTTCATCAATCCATACAGCAGCATCATCCGCCAACCATTGTGAAACCCTGTTCACATCATCCAACAAAGCCGGTTCGCTTTTACTACCGCTTTCTGCCATAAACTTACGTACAATTCCGCCCGGTATCACGCTCAGTGACAACCGGCGAAGCGCCATACTCATAGCCAGCAATGCCACAGCCTTGCAAGCTGCAAAATGGGCATCCGTCTCCGGTACTTCTTTTTCTGTCACCAGTACGTCCCATGACGCCACACCATAAGCCCGCTTCACTGTAAGCTGTTGCGCTTCCTGTATAAACGGAAGAAGAATGAGAAACATCCTTTCACTTTTTTCGATCGGGAAATATCTATCGAATGATGCGCCATTACGGATAAGCAATGTTTGGGATAACTTATACGTATCACTATTCGTCCATTCTTCCGGCTCTTCATCGTTCAAATAGCGTATCAGCACATCTACTGCCTTGTAGTATTCTTCGAGATGAAGCGCGTCATCACGATCCAACTGCCATTCCCAAGGTAGTTTTTCACTACTATCAGTCGCTACTTTAAACTTACGGCCATCATCCTCATGGCTAAGATCGTTTTTCTGATATAGCCGAAGTGTAGCCAACAATGCAACCGGACGCTGTACTTTACGAACGAAATCCAAATGTTCCTTACTTTCTTCCGAACCATTATAGTACTTTTCCGCCAAATTCATTACCGGCTTTCCAACCAGTTGCGCCAATTCATCAGCAGCCAGTTCTATTTCTCCAATTATCTTGTTGAAATCATTATTTGCGTAATAATTGGACGTTAACTCGCGCAGTTCCTTTGCTCCGTTCTTATCTTTATTGAATATCATAGCATTTATTTTTTGAGGTTTCTCATCATTTCATCCGCCCGCTGTTTATCATCCAGTAACTTCATCATCACACGTAATAGCAATGTATTGTCCGTAGCATCGACATTACCAAAAATTCCGCTTTCGGCAACCGAATAAAGCACGCTGTTCATTCCGAGATTTTGAATGACACCCGGCTGTGCATCCGGGCTTTTCCTATGACGTTCGAACACCGGTGCGAAACAAAGTTCCAGCCCGTCGATGATAAAGATTCCTGTAAACAGGTAGTGGCAGAAATACGCAAACCAGGCATACACTCCCCACTGAATCCAATCCGGCATATCCCGTACCAATCCCATGTAACGCCCCATATATTGTGGATGAAACGGTTCCCGCGAAATACACCCTTTATCCTTGACTGTCTTACGATAAAGAATGGCACACAACGCACGCAGATCGGAAGGATCCTGTCCGGCATTGTATTTATTCATAACAGCTGCCGCCTGGCGGAACTCCCCAAAAGTCAGGTCCGCTCCATGGCTGGCAGGCCCTCTAAGATAGCGCCATGCAGGAAGAAGGTTCTCCGTACTGTCATAAGTAAGTTCAACCATATCTTCCTTCACTTTCCACATCCAATCCAGCGTATCGGCCAACTTATCAACCAGTAACATATCATCCACCTTTGACTTAAAACGATAGCCACGCTTCTTCAGCACATAAGCGCACCACTCGCGTTTCACATCCATCAGAACCAGTCCCCGCTGTTTCATTAACTTACTGCGCACCTTGAGCAAATGAAGCCATTCCTGCGGCTTCACCTCTTCCCAACAATCCGGGAAATCGATATCTTTCTGCTTCATACTCTTATACTTGATTCGTCGGCCTGTCAGGAGCCGATACATTATCTTCCTTGTTTATTACTTTTCGGTAAATACCAAGAAAAATTCCTTTCTTATGAGGAAAATTAATGCGTATGGCATCATTAATGGCTTCCAACGCAATTTCTTCCGGTATCTGCGTATCCGCACCATAGAATATTTTAAGGGCATAGAGCATCTGGCTTCCGCTATCACTCTTACCATCGATAATAATGTTCGCCAGTGCCGGAGAAAGCCCAAACCCGCTCGTAGTAGAGCTATCCGCTATACGGGAAATCTTTGCCTGAGCTTCGATGTACTTATCGATATTCATTTCAATCGGTTCTATTCTCCAGCTCTGCGTATGACCATCGGCATCCACGAAGTCCACACAGCTAAAGAACTTACCGGCATTCTTCTTGCCTGCCATGACATTCGCAATAGTTTCGGTCAGCTCATCCTTCAAACGATCCATTTCTTTCTGCACCTTCGCTTCATCCCAATCTTCGTGCATGGTCATAATCAGTTCACGCTTCTGATTCCAATACTCCTGAGGACTATGCACCACATAGGCCGCAGCAATCATGTTTTCGTTCAAATGACGAATAATCTCCGGGAGGTTATTCGCATTTTCAAGCCAGGGAACAGAGCCATAGAAGCAAGATATAGCATACATGCTCCTACCGAAACTACGCATACAATGATACTTAATGGCTGTCTCATATTGGGTCGGATGCCATTTGTCGAACTTCGGATATTTACGGAAAGTCCTGCTTCTGAAAGAATCGAAATCACCGGTCAAATATTCTTTCACATTTTCAAGCCTCCGGCTATCATCATCCGGCCATACCAAACGTGCTTCACTACTATGAAGAGATTCCAGCCGCTGAACCCAGGGCCGTCCAATGCGTACTCCCTTACCCATATAGTACTTTGTAAAATGCCCATTCATGTGGGTATATTCCACCAGGTTGTTACGAATATACTCCTTGTAATCCCAGCTATCCAGCCATTGCTGAATTTCATCATCTTCCAGCCATTCCTGAATACGTTCATTATTCTCAATCCTCACCCGATACAACATCGGTCCCTGCCCGTACAGAAGCCCGGTCTTACGATCCAAAATGCCGGGGCCTAAATTGTTTTTCTCCAGCAAATCACGAATGGCATTCGGCATATTGTTATCCGGTCCCCAGGGAACAACCCGTATTCCGGCTACATTTACGGGGTCGCCGTCCCAATCCTGCGAACCAGCATCAAAGAACCGGCTCATACTTTGGATCCAATTCATATTGATAGCATACTGACCGGCAGCCGTATCTACGAAACTAAAGTTGCCAATTTTCCTATTTATCCTACTCATAATCATGTATTAATATAAATTCTTGTAGTATTCACAAGCAATGTCCCACAGTATTTTTTCACGATCTCTACCAGTTCCGGAATATGCTGCTCAATAATAGGATTAAACCAGGGCTTTGGCTGCCGGTTCCACTTATCATTTGTCGTTTTGGTAAGAATACGCGTTCCATTCTCCATATTATAACCCTTACCTACGCCCAAATGCACATATACGCCTTCAGCCTTGAAGCTGAACCCGATACTGGTTATCTCCTGCCCCTCCATAGGCGGTTGACCGTAGTGACGGTAATTTTGCTTCAATGACCTGGTGAGTCTCTTATCCGTATCAATCCAATCAGATATAGACAGACGCAAAGCGGAATCGACCTTCTTCCCCCAGGCCTTTACATCAGCATTAAAATCTGCCACAGCTTCTTTATTCTGCTGACGTTCAAACTGCTGTGTATAGCCGGTATCACCCTCAATGATAACATCAAGCGGATAACGGTTATCGAATGCATTGCCCTTTTTACGCCAACCATTCCGGTTCTGCCCCTGTGCCATTCTCTCTGCGTGTGCACCCATTGCTATATTATTAATCCGATACAAAGATATCCCGAAGAACTACCAAGAAAAAGGACATAAAAAAAGCCGGCTATCTTCGCAGACCACCGACCCCATATATTAATGTATAAAAAAATGTTCCTTATTTTCTACCTCTTCGGTTGCGCTCCATATAGGCATCCTCGCTTAATTCACCACGTATTACTGCTATGGCATCCTCATAAGAAAAACCGATACTTATTGTCGAAAAAGGTTCGTAGCAGAATAATATACTTTTTACGGAAACACCGAACTCAGAATTCAATTCAACAAGTGTTTTTAGCAACAAAGCCAAATCACCTTTATCAGCTGAAGCTACCAGTGTAAAATCAGCCATATATTTTTTCTTGAACTCGTTCATCTCACGCCTCCTTTCTGTTTTAGTTCACCATATTTACCACCAGGTATAAGTTTCATTCCCAATTTCGGATAAGATTGGAAAAATGCCATAAGCCGTCCTTGCAAGAAGCCTTTCTCATAAGTTAGTTGCTGGATTTCCTTGTGATATTGCTTATTCTCGTTTTCCAGAAAAGCAATGTATTCGTCCTTAGTCATTCCTTACCTCCTTTCCGGCATTTCTTTGCCTTATAAACGCACAATGCAGTAACTGCAAACAAAGGCGGGAATACCAATCCTATGCAAGTAGCAAGGATAGCACCGAAGTACCAACGATCAGAGGAACTGTGAAGTTCACAGCCAGGAGCCATGCTACGATAGTAGCGGCGTTGGAGGTTATTTACTTGCTCAGTAAGAGCATTGACAGGTTCGCCTACGGTAGGAATACCGGAAGCTGGCACATTGAGAGTGCCGGGGAATTGAGTTTTCATAACTATGGATGTTTTTAGCGTTTAGGCAGAAAAACGGCTGCCTATTCCCGTTTCGCTAAAAACATCCATAGATTCTATGCCAGAGCATGAAAAAATGTTGGGAAGGCAGCCGCCTATTTCGTATGTATCATTGTCGTGACTCCACGAAAATGATTAAGATATGGGCATAAAAAAAGCCCCTCGTATTTCGTGAGCATTAACCGCGCTCCGCGACATAGATTACATCCTATGGAATGTTTTTAGCACTGCAAATATGGGGATAATATTTGAAAGTGCCAAAACAATAAGATTTAATCTGTAGGAGAATTGTATTTATGCTGTTCTCCTGTTGATATTTCTTCAATGATTAAGGAATCATAAGTCCAACTATTAACATCAGTCCAATCACCACTTTTATAAACCATATGTATCTTATACACATAACTTGATTTGACTCCAAAAGCATTTTTTGCAGTAAACTTCTGATACACATCATACTCATTGGGTGAAGTTTCAGATCCTCTACGATCACCCTCAAATTCGACCTCTGCCGGATATTTCATTCGTGGAGAAACAAAATCCTCCGAGATTATAGCTGCTCTTGTAAATGTAGGTTTATTATCTTCACAAGCCGTTAAAAACAAGACAACTAAATAAGTTGTCAAAAACAAACATTTCTTCATACATTTATATATTTAATTTATAATAATTGTTGCTCTGCAAGAAATAATTGAAGTTCATAATCTTCACCTGGATATTTATAAAGGAATTTCATTTTTAGATACTCAGCAAATGTAATACCGCCAGGATAATTGTGGCACATTCTTTTAAATCGCCCTATCAAAGGAACTATCTCCCTGCAATCACAAACCGTACTATTATCTATTAATGTAGATATTTTTTCAGATTCCTTCTCCAAGAAAGATAAATCACTACATAATTGATTCTCATTATTACTTGAGTCAGATCTAATTAAAGAAATTAAAGAATTTCGGCAAACACCATGTTGAAAATCTTCTAAGGTTTTAATGATAGCAGCTTTAATTTCCTCCTGCTTTTCAATCACATTATCATATTCGAGATTCTCCGAATATTCAATATATCGAATATCCTTTATATCAAAAGGATTATTCGTTTTCTTATCTTTAATTAGAACAACAGGCAATAAGCAGGCATGTCTTATTCCAAGCTCATAAAATACATTTGGATTACAAGAACTGATATCACATATCGCAATAGGAGTATTACATATTCTATCAATAATATCAGCCGCTATTAAACTGGTGCTTTGCACTTCATCAGCGCGTTCTGGAGAGTAACCGGCTTTTTCAATGGCAGGTTTTAGCAAATGCCTATATACTTTTGTAAAATGTCCCTTAGCATATCCTACCGTATCACCAATAGGCATAATTACAAAACATTTCTTTGTTTCTACTTCCATATAATCTATACTATTAGATATTCGATTAATAATTTCTTATTCAAACATTTATATGCTATTTTTGTATGCAAACAGCATATCCTTATGAAAATACTGATTCAACTCCTGAAAAAATGGTCCGACCGCCGCCTACGAGAACGCTGTGTCAAGCGCGTGCTTCGCTCCTGCCAAGGCACGGACAGAAATGTGCTCTACGAAACCGAGAGCCTCTATTTCTTCATCAAAGGAACGCATTAATATTGTTCAATTTCTTTAGCAGGAAGTACTACCGGAAGAGTGAACCTAATCCGGTTTTCGGCCTTATCAATCTTCTCTTCTTCCGTACTTCCCCCAGCATTCAACACAGCTGCCATCACTCCTATCTTTCCTTGTGACCCTGCACTACTCTCCGCGGTTAGGGTCAGGTCAAAATCGATCTCCAACACATTGTAACGATAACCCTTGATATCAATATGCGGATTCTTACCCACACTCATCCTTGACACTGGATTCACAATCAATTTGCCCGGCATTTCATTATTCAGTTCTTCAACCAACTGCGCCAGTTGCGAAATTGTATTCTTTATGAAATCTTTCAGTTCCATAGTATTAAAACATCATCTCCTCATATCGTGCGCCAACCGGAACCACCCGGAACCCGATTGTCTACGGGTTACACGATATGAGGAGATGAATAACTTGGTTTATATTTGGCTGTACAAAATTGTAAAAAAAGATTAAGCTTACAAAGAGAAAATGATTTTTTTTACAGAAAAGGAAGTCGTTTTTTTGATTCATAAAAAAGGCTTCCAACACGTGGAAGCCTCAAAAAACAAAGCTGTATAATACGTCTGTCAAACAATAACTACACAACTTCCATAAATTTCCTTCCTATACGATGAAGCCCTTCAACAATACGTTTTCTTTGTTCGATACGGGGAACACGCAAACCGCTGGCATAATGAGAAAGCTGCTGTTGATTAATGCCTGATACACGTGCTATGGCTGCCAAGGAGGTAAATTGCTCACATTTACGAAGCAATGCAGCAACCCCCAACTCTACATCAAACTCATAATCCCCATTAACCAGCCATTCCGGTACAGTTTCACCATCCTGCAACAGTCCCTCTACATGCTCACAAACAGCATCAGAAAGTTCCTGCATAAGTCCATCATAGCTTTTAAAAGTAGCGACAACCACACCGCACAAAACATCATCTTCAGTAACCGCACCGAAATTTTTATCGCACCAATCAACTTTCACTTTAATCTTTTCCATATCTTCTCCTATCTAAAATGATACAGCCTGTAACGAACTGCCAATATCATGGATAGTATCCAATATCAGTTTCCTACGTTCCGGTGAAGGCGTTTTCGTCCCCTTTATATAGCTTGCCAACAAACTCTGCTGAATACCCATCCTCCGGGCAACCGCCGAGATATTCAATTCCGGATGTGAAAGGAAAGCATCCTGAATACCAGGAGCCGGTTCTTTGGTATCATCGTAATAGAAACTTTCATAACTCATATCTTCGTCTATTTCATCCCAATGGATACCAAACGGTTCAAATTCATACTTTGCACGTTGCTCATCGGTAGCCACTAACAAGCGAGGATAGAATTTCAAAGATTGGTACAAAGTCTCCTCCTTGTCATTGGTTACATAAATCCTACCATTTTCAAACCATAATTTAATAATCTTCATATCAACCTCCTTCTTTATATTAGGAAGCATGGGGGATTAAAAATCCCCATGCAATTTTTTCCATTCTTCCTGGATAACTTCCAAATTTTCCTCTAAAATCGCTCTTGCCAAACTCAAGTCTTTAGGCTTCATACCTTTGTTCTCTATCAATTTGACTTCGTCTCTGATTTCAAACTTGGCTTGCCCGTCTTGACTGGTGACATGGCAATGCGGTGGCTGGTGTTCCGCTGTGTAGATTTTAAATTTCAATCCGAATAAAATTAAAACTGTTGGCATATCATATTGTTTTTTGATTACGCAACAAAGATAGGATATAATTTTATATCCTGCAAATATTCATCCAATAAAAAGATATAAAATTATATCCTATTAACTTTAAACAAATTCCCCTTCGTGGTTGAAGGAACGAAGAAATAAAAAACACCTCTTTACACCCGCTTCCGTTTGTGAGTGTGCGAGCAAACGGAAGCGGGTGCCGCCCCGCACCCGTTCCACTTCTATAAGCACCAATCATCGGCAAAGCTATAATAAGTATCACCTGCGATTATAACATGGTCTATCAGTCTAATATCAAACACCTCACCAGCCTTTTTTAATCTTTCTGTTACCTGTTTATCATTTCCGCTGGGTTGGTTATTCCCGCTCGGATGATTATGTACAACCGCAAACTGCGTTGCGGATACTTCCACCAATATACGCATGATTAGCCTTACATCCGCTGCCGTCTGACTTATGCCACCAACCGACACCCGCACTTTTTTTATCACACGTGAAGCATTATTTAAAGCTAAAATCCAAAGTTCTTCATTTGGCAAATCCCACAAAAACGGCTGCATCAGTGCATTAATATCCTGACTGCAACGGATAACGTCCAGCCCGTTATACCTGCTTTGCAGCCGCTTGTACAGTTCTATGGCAGCCGTAGCCACTTTTTTACGGCCGGGTGTCAACGAGGAGAACAAACCGTTCAAATCGTACTGCCCGCTGTTCTGTTCCGTTTCGGCAACAAGTTTCTTACTATTCGTTATCTCGTATATCAGTTCGCTGTCGCTCATGTAGCGGCAAGCACTATCAAATAAAGTTTCCATATATCTGTATTTTATCAGAGACAGCCCGCCCGAAAGCGGGCTATCCTGTACTTATTTACTCACTGATTAAAAGCTGCTCCAACTCTTCGATTTTAGACTGGATTTTCTTTTTCATAAACTTGGTAAATTCCTCTAATAAGAAGCGGTTGGAAATCGTAAAGATGTCGCTGTTATTGCCGTAGCTCGAAGCTTCCATAAACCGCAATTTATAAAGTGCTGTTTCAAAGGAATTTTCTTCTTTCAATTTGTCGGCCGCTTCATCCAATTTATCCATAGCGTTGATGAATGCAGTACGCTGGCGGGAAATCTCTTTTTTCCTTTCGAGTTCGGCCAAACATCTCTCCAACTCTTTCGTTTTGCGGTTTATTTCCTCCTGCAACTTGGCTGCTTCATCCTTTTTTGCACTTTTTCCCTTACCTTTAGTAGGGGTATCGGTCGGCTTCTCTTCTTTGGTAGGTTGTTCTTTAGGGGCTTCTTTTCCCGTCTTACCCGTTTCTTTTAGTGTCTCAACTGCTTTTGTCACTTCTTCACCGATTGTTTTTACTTCTTTTTCCATGTCTTTAAAATTTAAAAAGTTAATAATTAATGATTTATATTACGCCTCTATGATTACAAAATCCTCTACCGTCTGAAAATAGGGGTCGGCCGTTGAAAGTAATTCCCACTTTTTCCCGTTTGCATCCCGAAACAGTATGCTTAACTCCCTGATACCGTCAAATCTCCTTAGCACCTTGTACCCTTTGAAATACTTATTCAAAACCTCGATAGCCTGTTTGTAAGTGAATGTTTTCATAATGCTGTAAATTTTATGTTGAACCTTGAGCTTCCGGGTGTGAGCCTTATCTAATTGGCTGTTTCCCTGATTGGAGCTTTTTTTTTCTGCGTCGCCTGTCGCTACGCGGTATGTTTCGCCTTTTTTACGCTGCATCAAAAGGTGTTGTAAGGAGCAAGAGCAAGTTTTTCAGAAAACGGGAACAGCTTGAATACGACCCAAAGGGTGGAGATTTTTTATGAAACGTCAGCCTGAACTTGAGCCAGTGACGTCAACATTTACCTTTGCAGCTCAAAAAAGCGAAACTGCGTGGTGATAGGAGACAGAATAAAGGGCGACAATCAGAAAAGGAAACAGCCGCAATACATAGTTGAAAACTATACCGCTCTGCCCGGTCTCTCCTCTGAATAGGCAAAACCGGGTGTACCCTGCATGGATGCGAAAAAACAGACAAGGAAGCACTGCTTTCTACCGCTAAAACGCGGAAAATCCATGTGGCTAAGTTTGGTTAGGTCTGTACCCCTGTACAGTTTACATAATCAAGTGTGCCACATGGATTTTTCGCGCTCCCTCATTTCATCGGGCTGACATCTTCCCGAAAGCGGACGTTTTCTGACGTGAAAATGTCCTTCAGAAAAAGATACTCCTCTGAAAAACAAGCAACAAACCCATTCCTGCGATAAAAATCACAGGAATGAAACAGCTTGCTGCCCGAGCCGCGCCGTCGTATGTTTGCGATTGCAGACGCCCGTCCGCCCTCGGAAATATGATAAAATCATTACAAATACAGTTTTGTATCCCTTGCGACATCCCACCTGCTTCGGTACCTCTCTATACAAAAAGCCCTACTATCTTCACAGACAGTAGGGCCAAACTACTAAACAAACAGAAAAAGAAACTCACACCGAAGCAGCCCCCGATACGCTTCTACCTAACCTCCAAATACGAATGTATTCCTTACGTAAAACAAAGTACTTCAATGCATCCGTCAGATTGGTTGACTCCTTAGGCAGCCTATGAGTAGGTAGCTTATCTCCAGTCTTCTGTTTCACTATCAGACTGGAGCTATTAGGGCCGCTGGCTATCTTAGTCTCCGTTACTTCCATTTCCGATTTAAGATTCGGGCAGTTATGTTGATCTATCAATAACGTAAAGAGCGTGCGCTCCAAATTACCACTCAACAAGTCCATGAAGAACCTATACTCCAAATTACTACCGATGTTTCCCTGTCCCAACGACATAAGCTGTACCTGCCAGCCTGTACGATTGCCGGCAGCATCCATCTCAATATTCTTTTTTATCTGCGTAGCCATATCCGCCCCCACCCCTTTATAATTATTCATGGAGCGGTCATAATACAGCTTGAGTATTTTACGTTTGTGAGGCTTGAAGTAGTAGAGGAACTTATCGGCCAGTACACGTACGGAGTTGGGAGGAAGCGTATAAAGCTCCTTCAATATGCGCATTGTATGTCCGTTTCTCTGCCCGAATACCATTGAAAGCATATTACCCGCATCCATACCCACCTCCAATGGTTTGTGCATGTCCAGGTAACGCAGTACAGAGCAATCCTGTTCCCACCCGAATGGATGCTGTTCAATTACTTCATTCAGAAAACCGTCTGCATAGAAATGCTTCACAGCCAAATTGCAGTAGAACATCTGGCTGACTTCCAACTTGGGAATAATAGATAGGATATTACATAGAATACCCTCAAGTCCCTCGGCGAACTCATCCGAAAACCAATCCTCACCCAATACATCCACATTGACATAAGAGGAAGATATAAAGAAGAAAGAAACACCCCTGCGTGTTTTAATCCAGCGTTCCTCCCAACGCTTCATGTTCTTCCCGGCAAGTATCATGGAACGTTCTGCAACATCCATTTTAGCTTGTAAAGAGCGATCAGAACGGAACGCTGCTTTCAATTCCTTATAACGTTGCATAGCCGCCACGTATTCTTTTTTCGTCTCATTGTAGACAAACCCGGTCTGCAGCATCAACAGTATTTTCTTCTTATCATTCTGTTTCGCCAACTTGAGGATCCAATCATATTCCCCCAGGTGATTCGGATTCGGCATATCCGTAGTCAGCGTACGACTACGATACCATACACTATCTCCATACTTCACGCGAAATCCACGCACAGCTTTCAGCAAGTTCGTGAACTTCTCTTCCGGAAAGTATTTCACTTCATCGCCAAACACACCGACATAGGAACGCCCGGCACCAATGGCCGGACGATCCAAAGAGATGAAAGTGAAATTGAAGCCAGTATAGAACACCATAGTATTGCGCCAGTCGGAACATACGTTGTACATACGATCTTTCCATTCTTTCGGCGGTTCCTGATTGATCACGTAATGAATCCCCAGGTCCCACCCCAGCAACGAAAGCCCGTCAATGAGCGACGGGATCACATTTTTGTGTAAATCAGAGTAAGTATCAGCCACCCAAGCGAACGGTGCACCCTGACAATCCCAGGCTACTTCCTGCACACGTTCAGCCAACACCTGCACCGTCTTGGCTGATGCGCGTCCGGCAACCCAATATAGGGACCATGGCATCATCACAGCAATGAGCTGCGCCATCCAATTGGAATAGCGTTGCTCCACATCATCCGATATCTTTAGTTTTTTCTTCCTGGTCATCGAGCATCTCTTCTATATTGACATCAATAATGTTGGCATCCCGTTTAAGACGTCTTTTCTCACGCATCGGCACGTCCTGCATCGCATCAATCTGTGCAGCGAGCAACTGCCGATTAGCCGACGGTAATCCCACTACTCCCGGATCGAGGTCATAAAGTTTGATGTTTTTTTCATCTATTTCTTTGGGTTTTATCGGGTCAGGTTTATCCAACTGTTTGATTTTGGCCGCCTGAACGGTCAGGTTACCGTACACTTCCATATCCTTAGAACTGGTAGCGTTCTGAAGAACCACTTGTGCGGCTTTCATCAGGTTATCGTACATCATATTGCGATGTGCATTGTTCTCAATGCTATCGCAGAGGTAAAACAAATTAATCGCCTCACTGTACATCTGTCGGGCACGGATCCTTTCGACATTAAAAGGTTCGTGCATAAGGAAAGCAATAGCATTATCCTTACCATATTTACGATTTATTCCAACCAATGCATATAGAACGTTATAATAGTCCAACTCTTCATCAGTCAGTTCTATGGTACATCCTGAAGCGATGTAGTCCTGTAACGTATCGAAATGAGATTTATCAAACATCAACCTATATCATCATAAAAGATTTTACTAATAGAATTGCGATACCCGGTCGCCTGGCGGAACTTGTCGAACCGCTGCGCCTGGGTCACATTGTCACCGGTCTCCGCACTGGCTGCCATAGCCAACCCCTCTTTAGCCCGTTGAATCAGCTGTCCACGCTCATAATGGTATTTCAGTGGGGAGCCTATCAAATTAAAGTACCAAAGGAAATCGTCCTCCGCTATATGGTAATACATGGCTATCTGTTTCGGTTCATAACCGATACCTGCCAACCGCTCAAACTCATTCAGATCTATCCTGTTAAACCATGGCGGTTCTTCACGCCATTTCACCAATTCGTCCGCTACGAAACTCATACACTTCCTTGTTTTTTAAGAATACATACTGCTCTTCCATTGCATTTTCTCCGTAATTACCGGATCCTTCCACAACAAAATAACCCGCCATCGTATCCAGGCAGGTTATTTTCTTATGGCTCCAAGAAAAGGTTAGTTCAATCGTTCCTTCCTGATGGAGCTGCATCAACCGTTCAAAGATCTTCGGCATACGAAATTTAATCGTCTCCGAAATATGCAAGTGAATGTTTCCAATCAGTTCTTTCTCCCGCCAGCGGAGCAACGCGTTAATAATACGTTCATTCGTCGAATAGGTTGCCACATACAAGTGATTCACCCGTCCGGCATGCTTTATCAGATATACTATAAAAGTAAATGCCGTAAAGCTCTTTTGGGTTTCGATAAAGAACGCCTCGTTATCCTTTGGTAAACGACCGCATAGTTCTTTCAGACTATTCAGTTTGAATGTCAACATCGTTTCAAACCGCTTGGAAAACATCCGGGAATCAGACATTTCCTGTCGAAGTTCTTCCAAATTGAAATAATAACTCATTCCAATAGTCGATTTATATCTTCCAATTCTTTCTCATAGCCAACCAGCCTTTCGCGACGGATTATATCCAAATGCGGTTTATCTCCCTTGGCCATTTCCGATTTAACCCGCCAGATATTATTCTCTACCTGCCGCTGCCGGCGCACCAACTCTTTGACTGGAAGTTTTAAAAGCTCACTTCTACGGCGGAATTCTGCAAAGGCCGGATGTTTTCCCAGCAGAGTATGATGTTCCTTGTAATAGTTCAGCTCTTCCCATATCATCCGGTTGTCTATGTAGTTATCAATCAACTTACGGCTGACATCCGCACATTCTTGAAGCGAAGTACAATCGCGCAATTTCGGATGTAACCGCACATAAGCATGATATTTTCCAAATTTCCGCGAAGCAAGTGTTTCCAACTCCATAGGACAATCCGGATCATTCAGAAATGGAAACTCTTCACGAAAAGGAACCGACTCCCTGCGTGAAGGCAGCTTCGCCCTACCCCTTCACTCTTCAAAATCGGAAGGAGACGAAAAACAATCCTCAAGGAACTTCTCCAACCAGGGCGAATACCCCGAAACGGCATTATTCATAAATACTTTACGTGATAGCATCTCCTCCACTACCTTTTCATCCGGCTGTTTAGAAACAACAGGCAATAATACCTGATCTGTTTTCCAGTCAAGATATACCGGTTGCGTCGGATATGGCAGAGAATTATAATATACAGAAGAAAAGAGATACCCGCCATTCTCCAGTTCCGGGAACCGTTCAAACATGGCAGTCAGTTGTCCCTTATCGAACAATACGGGTGTATGTGTACCATAATTCCAACATGGTAATCCGTTCTTCTCCAGTAGCAGCTTGGTGCGTTTCATATTTTCCGCATAAAGCCCTTTGTACTTATCCGAATTGAGAGTTCCCAGTACTTTGGGTAGTTCGATGTGAGCCAATGAAATGGGATTCATTACATAAATGTCATCATTAGTCCAAATAAACCGTCCGGTAACCTCCACCGACTCAACGGCAATCCTCAATTTCGCCAGAGTATCTGCCTGTGCATTATCAGATATACGTTCATGCTCAATGAAAGTAATCTCGTCACTGAACCAGTCTTCACGATCTCCGATTACTACGATATTGATACCGAAACGTACATTATGCTGCCAGGAACGGAGTGCAAAAAGCAGCTCTCTACCTTGAGCAAATTCCTTGCAATAAGGAATAACCACTGTTATATGATCCTGGACACTCACTTCTTTCGGCGCATCCGTTTCAGTCTGAGCTAAAGCGGTTGTTTCTGCAGTAATCGCTTCCTCAATTCTTTTTTCTGATTTTTCTGTCATAGTTTTTTTTTTAAGTTCGATACAAAAATACCCCCTGTTAACAGTTTATAAAAGGACACAAAAAGAGGCGGATGCTATGCAAACGCCTCTTTTACTAACCAACCTTTAAACAAAACAGAACTAACTAAACTCCAGCACCACCGGAAGATGAACTTGCTTCCGCAGTCAATCCAAGTACTGCATTAATTTCTTCATTGTCAGTTGCCGGAATAAGGTTCTTGGCAATATGTCCGATTGTACCACCGCGCAAAGAACTTGCCAAGTTAATAGTGTTTTTATCACCTTCCTTATTATCCTGTGAATCCGCCTTAGTCATCTTAAGCGGAGTACAAGGAGTTCCGGCTATCTTCGCATCATCCCCCGAACATCCGAACACGATTGCACCCAAATTCTCATTGATATTGTTATTGACAAACTCATCATGTTCCAGCTCTGTACCCGGATGCTCATAATCTACATGATGAATGAATCCACGTGCATCATCTTCACCCTCACTGGAGTGATAGATGTTTATCGTAGAATCCGTAGCATACACTGCTATGGGCTTCTTGCCTGCCATCATTTCAAAGGCACTCACCTTTACACCTTTTTCATCGCGGGTATAAGTTTTAACGTCTTCCCAACGGAAGAGCACGATATAAGACTTCTTGCCCTTCGGACGTCCGGCATTTGATGTTTTCTTGGGAACCGAAACCATTGTATAAGCTGCTTCAGCCATATATACCTCCTATATTAAATTATTAAACACCTTCTGATGAAGAAGAGGATGAAGAAACGCTCTCTTCAGGCGGCAGATAAGCAAAAATAGCTTCTGCCAGCCAGAAACCGGTAGCTTCCCACCACTCCGCGAATATCTTCACATCGTAGTTTTCTCCCTGCATCCAAACCTTAGCATTCTGAGGATCCTTACTACGCAGATGCTTGAAATTCTCTTTCGGCGTGATAAAGAATACCCCCGTACTTCGCATTCCTTCAAGCGGTACAAATGTGAATTTAGAGAAGTCAACTTTGATTTTCTCTCCATCTTCATTCTTCAGCCAGGGATACAATTTACGGTAAGCCTTACCATAGCGAGTCACCAAGTCCGGATCGGCATGAATAAACATAGCCTTATTCTTATACAGAGGCTTCACTTCATCAACCGCTTTTTCAATTTGGGTTACCAATGTCGCATCTGCAAGTTTCTCACCATCAAGCAACCAAGTAACATCCTTATTATTCGCTTTTTTCAGTTTTTTCAACTGGGTGATATAACCGTCCATGACATCATTGGCATCCGTTGCAGCATCACCATCTTTCGCGGCCGAAGTTTCCTTGAACTCACCAATCGCCAATGCGATTTCACGTTCCTCGTTCAGCTTCGGGAAAATCAGCTGGTACAAGATGTACTTAACTACCGGCATATCTTCCGGCTTCAGATCTTCATCATATAAGTATCCGAGAATATCTTCCATGATGTCTGACGGAGTAATAGGTACGTTGATCTTGCACTTGTAGTTTTTGATAGTCAACGGAGTGAATTTTGATTTTCCCTTAGGCGTCCACTTCGGTACGAACTGTTGGAGTACAGAATCGATGGCCGCCTGTTGCGCACGCACTTCTGTCTTATCCGTAACGATGGTAGACATATATTTGATAGACTCCGTAGCGCCCATCAAGCCTTTCAGTATTTCAAGTCGTTCGGAAGAAACATACTTACCGAACTCTTTCTGAAGCTCTGTTGTCTCAATGGTCGAATTACCACTATACGCCGCACCTTTAAATGCAGCATCTAAATATTGGTTGTGTGCCAGGCTCATGTCCGGCTTAAACTTGTTGCCCATTTCGTTTTTACCTCCTGTTACTTTTTCTCCTGCATCCGGTGCCGGTTCTTTCGCCATTTTCGCAATCTGGGCATCCTTAGTGGCAATCTCCTTTGCCTGCGCGTCAACTTTAGCATCCAGCTCTTTCAAACGCTTACGGGCATCAGCAAGTTCCTGTGCATTTTTGTTGCGCTCCGCCTCTAACTCCGCCCTTACTTCATCGGTAACCGCATCTTCCGCACTTTTACCATCTTTTTCAAATTCCGCGAGATCCTTTTTAAAGGATTCGAGAAATACATCACCGTACTTTTTCTTGAGTTCCTCTTCCTGCGTAGAGAGAAGGATGGATTTTCCTTTCTCATCTTTGGCAAATGCAGAGATTCCCAAGATACCAAGTACTACGCTCATTACTTTTGCAAACATAGTTTTTAGGATTTTGAGTTGATATAATTGTAAATAGTCATTTCAGAATTAATTTCACGACTGCGCTTCACTGCATAGTCCTGAGTACCGATACTGTCTATCAGACCGACTTTCAGTGCATCCTCCGCATAAAACATACGCCCGCGGAGCAGTCCTTCAGTCTCCAGCTTCAAGCAATTACCCCGGTTCTTCCTGACATTCGCCTGGAAGTCGCGTGCCAACGGATCCAGCTCTTCATCACGAATGGAAGCGTAGTCTCCTTTCTTAGCTGCTTCAAAGGGAGCATTCTTGTAATCAGATAGATTGGAATAAATGGTATGCATTTTAATACCGGCGCTCTCATAATATTTGGCATAGTCAGGGAAGCTCATCATCACACCGATGCTACCGAACTCTGCCGATATAGTATTCGATGCAATAATCTCATTGCAATAAGAAGCCGCATAATAAGCTGCCGATGCACAAAGGTCACAATGTGCAACAACCGCCTTTCCTTGACTTCGGGCATAAAGAATGGCATCGACCAGCGGTGCAATGGCATCCACTGCACCGCCACCGGAATCGATGTCACATAAAACAGAAGAGATATTCGATGAATCAGCTGCTTCCCGAATAAGGTCCGCATACTCCATAGTCCCATAACTGCAATAAGTACCATACTTGAGCATCGTACCATGCACCGGAATAATAGCCGTACTACCTTGTGGAGCATCACTGAAACTATTCTTTAACTTCATACTGCGTCCATCCGTTGCTGCGACCATTAACGGAATAGGTTCCCTATCCGCCAACTTCCCGGCATCCTGATTGTCTACTCCATGGTCCAGCAGTTTATCAACAAGAAGAAGGTTAGATTCGACCTCCCGGAACGAAACGAACCACTTACCCCGGCAGACTGCACTATATAAGTTTGAAAATGTCATTATCCTTTGTATCTGATTAATCCGATACAAAGGTACGTCGGTAAAAACCGTTTAAAAGGACTTCAATATCTTGGCAGGTTCGGAGCTATTACGTTTGAAAGAGAGAGTAAAAGCAGCCGGAGTTCCCGACTCTTCAAGCTGCATCAACACCGGGAACTGGTCGGTTCCCACCACTCTCTCAGCCCCATTGGTAAATTTCAGCCGGACTAATCCTTCCTGGCGAAACAAATCATGCAATGAATCCGCAGAAGCGACTCCTGTATCAGTGATTGTTGCTTTCAGTTCCTGCTCGATCAAACTCCCCGGAATTATTTTCTCCTTGAACTCACCCTTTATGACCGGTATTCCTATCCATTCTCCTGTTACCTGAATGACATTCGCACCTGGGTAGTTCCGGACAGTGGCAATTCCTAAAGGTATAAAACTCATTCCAAATATTTGCGCCCGCTTGTTATACGTATTCATTATCTGCTTACTTTTTAAGAGTTATTTAATTGAATATCTGACTTTTAATTAATAATTAATCTACTAAAAAAGGTTAAGGGAATAGAGATAATTGAATATCATTATTTACCTCCTTAATCATCCTCTTTCGATTACGGTAATCAATTTTCTTGACAGCATCATAATTGATCGCATTATTCTTTATGTTATATGCCATGAGAAAGGCACGTATTATTCGATCCTGTTTGTATCCTTTTTCATAACCAGCCACAAAATACTCGCGAATACGGATACGGAATGATGCCTCTATATAATCCTGAAGCATCCGCTGCTTCCATTCCGGCACATAAATAAAGTTCTCCTGCAGAATGAAATGGTTCCACTCCTGAATAGGCAAAAACAGAGTTATCGGGTTCTCTTTAATCGCTTGTTTGGGTGGTCTGTCGGTGACAGTAACCATTGCCTGTATGAATTTACCTATATCATTGGCAGTAGTTACGTTCACACCGGCATCGGAAGGTCTACATCCAAACTCATGATAAAGATAATCATGCAAATAGGGCTGGAGTTCAATTATTACATTAGGCTTCATAGGGTAAATCATTTATTTACAAGCAAATATAATAATAATTCAGCACAAACTACATCAATCTTTATGGAAAGTGGCTATAATCATAAAATATTTACATATCCAACACATTGCCACATAATTTCATACTGACATTCTCTACATTGTACGCCATAATAACTATTTTGCTTAGAAATTTGTGCAACTTTGTAACTTGTAACTTTTATCAGATAACACACTGATTTTCAACACACCAATCAGTAACAAACCATATAACACCAAGTTGTGCCATTCCAATAAAGTTGTAACACCAAGCCTCTTTTCGTATTGGCATCATAAAAGTAACAAACCCTTATTTTTTGTAACCTATCTTTGTTACTGAAATTGTAACCTTTGTTACTATCTATTTATTAATAGTTTATCTTCTTTTTCAAACATCGGTTACAGAGTTACAAAGTTTTTGCAGAAAATAAGGAAAGAGAGTGAGAAACCAGGAACAAGGAAGTGTTGTCAGCGGCTCTTTAAATAGTAAAAGCCGTTGACAACTTGTGCCAACGGCTTTGCAATACTATTCTATTACCGGTTGTTTATTCTTCATAGCCCGCCGAAAATTAGGCGGAAGCTCTTTTCGTCGCAACTTAGTATAGTCATCATTCAGTTCAAAATCCATCCAATGATCCTGTGCCGGCAAAAATGCTCCTACAGCTACCAGCATCCATGGAAGTTTATCTTCATCGGCCTGAAGATTCAAAATGGTAGCCGGCTTCATCATCTCCAGATAGTCATATACCTGGTGTATATAGAGTGAGGCCCGTTCATTTGCCAACATTTCCGGAAGGAACCGCTCATAGTGTTTAATATACTCAGAACGGGGCTCCATCAATACTTTCTGTCTGTGGCACAAAGGCTGCCGGTTCTCCATTCTTCTGCATCGACCGCATATATATCATCTCCTTAGTCTTTCCGTCTACCTTTTGAAGGTATCGACCTGATTTATTTAGCAATTCCGGCGGATTCATCTCAGCTATATAGGGGCACAATTCAGAGAAGCTACGTAATGCCCTGGTAAAGCGCTGCATCTTCCAATATTCTTTCTTAGACTTGGATGCGGCAATAAAATCGTCATAGACCAGTTCCCGGACAATAGGGATATTCAGATTTCCACTGTCCTCGGAAAAATAACAATAAGCCCAGTCCTCGAAATCGCTACCCATATCAGCTTTGCGCTTGCGCGTGATGATGTTATCCATGGGAGGCTGTATCTTAATGCTGCGGTCGGCCATAGCCAAATAGAACTGGAGACATTGGGCAAAAAAATTCAGATCCCAATTCCAATCCTCTTCAGAATAGTCAGTAGCAGTCATCAGATTTTTGTCAAAGTCATCACGAATGGTCCGGGTTTCCAAATAATCATTCTCCTCAGTCTTCTGATGATAGTAATCAGAGAATACCATATACAACATACGCGCCGAGGTGGACGGATCAAACTCACGCGGTACGTAGTTCGTTGTGAAACCGAACTTCGGAGATTCTTCAAACTCAATAAAGAACGATTTATTATTCTTCGGATTAACAGTCATGCCTGAAGTGATATTATCATAGAACTGGCTCATAGGTAAATAGCGGTCACAGTCATCCACTAATACGAAGTCTGTATGAACATCCACCTGATCAAACACGTGCGGGTTATCAAGCAGGCGGGGATTACGTCCGGACAGGTTCACCGTCCGCATGAAGAACCGGAATGTCTTGAAAAGAAAACTCTTACCGCTGCGACCATTACATTCATCGTCTTCACCAATCTTATTATCCATAGCATACAGTGCCCATGCCCTTGAGGGAGATTTATACCGGTGCATATTATAACCGATAGCAAACATCTTATTCAATAGGTTTTGTTTCTGTTCACGTATCTCATCTGAAGATAATAACGGTCCGGCGATGTCAAACTTATGTTCGTCCCGGTACTTATCCGCTTCATCAACACCTTTATCCCTCCAAGCGTATTCCAGTTCTTTGCGCCAGTGCAGACGACTGGTATTGATAAGATAGTTAAAAAAACAACTCTTATGTTTCTTAATAGTGATATCGAATATATCCCTTTCTTCCGAATCTCTGTGATGCGACCATTCAAACATCGGAGGAAGAATATTAACTTTATGAGGGATTACGCTCGACTGCCATGCACTGCGATTACCGGGTATCTGGCCGTGCAGCGACTTGATACCATCTTTACTGACTTCCCACGTTTCTCCTGTAAAGAATATATATTGTTCTCTTGGCGTATAGTTCCGAAAGTCCAAACTGATTTCATCAAGTTGCGCCAATGATGATTCACCTGTACGAGGTGAGTTCAATATCAAGTTACGAATATCCACCGGAAGGTAGCGCTCGATAGTGAAACGCTTAAGGAATGACAATATATCCTTCGCCTTAATCTCACTGATAATGCAGCCTTCCCGACGGATATATTTTACTTCATTGGAGTTGTCATCTCTTAATGTATAGAACCCGTTCAAAGTAAGAAAGTAATGCAGATAAGCAGTATTGACCTCGTATGCCATTCTCTTACTACGTTCACTCCAGCTCTCCACCCAAAACTTAGCCGGCATGGCCAATGTCTGCAAATTACGGAAATCCTCTTGTTTCGGGCGCAAACCTACAAAGTCACGAAAATCTTTGCGAGGTTTTCCCCGCTGATCGCGATAACTGCGCAACCAATCCGGCAGCCAAATTGTATATATATCTAAGAATCTGAGAGCCAGTTCTGTCCCCTTACGAATACCTGTATCATCGATGTCAGGAATATTATAGACCTCAAATCCGCAACTACGCGCATAATATGATATAGAAGCGAAAAGAATCAGCATCAATAGTGAAAATAGGGTACAGGGCATCTAATGTCACCATAAAGACATATAAATTCCCCTTA